CATAGAAGAACCTTCATGTAACTTAAGTCCAAACTTGTTCATATAGTCTATATTAGCTTTTGTATTATTGTCTAAGAATAGCTTTGCGTTTTCTGAAGAGTGCTTCCCTTTCTTTATAGGGATATGACCTCCAGCATTAGGTATAATATCGTAGCTGTCTGACATACTAGACCAAGCTCTATCTTTAGCTGTATCATCGTCATCTCCATTTAACTTAGCTAGTTTATATTCAACCTGAGCCACCTTAAGCATAGACTCTGCTCTTACTCCCGATGAAGTATTTAATCCGCCATCTTCAGACATTATGGCCTTGTACATAGGATCATTTCTAAGAAACGCCTGTATAGTAGGGTCACTTTGTTTTCCTTGGATCCCCTCATATCTAGGGTTTATGTCCTCTTTCTCATTCATTAAGTTTCTCATTACTCTAGTTCTTCCTTCTGGAGTACCTACTTCAGTAACGGCAGCATATTTATCAGGAAGTCCAAGCTCGTCATAGAACCTGAAAGAGTTATCTCCAGTTCTAGCTACAAAGTCATTCATTAGACCTGCGGCTTCTTTGTGATTACCTTGAGATATGAATTGATTCAAAGCCCCACCGTAGTGAGCTTTAAGAGCATCAGGTACATATTTTCTTTGAGTTACTGGAGTACCCATTTGATCGTATCTTGAGGAAAGCCCTATCATCATAGAAGAAAAAGCTTCATTAGCCTCTTTCATATTATTAGTACCCATCATAGCTTGGGCATTTAAAGCTATTCCTTGATCGTGCTTCATTACATAAGAAGCTGGATCTTTCTTAAATTCATTCTGCATTGCCAGTTTCTTTTGATCTAAACTACTCTTAACTCTAGCCTGACTCGCCGCTCTAGTTAAAGGATCCTTATTACTTCCTGCTATTTCCTTAGAAACCGCGTCAGTATCCCATGACTCAAAAGGTGCATCGTTAGCATGAGAAGAAATAGCTTCTTGAGTCTCTATTTGATCGATCATAGGACCAGCTTTCTCTTGCCCTAGTCTCATAGTAAGTTCATTCTTTACATCATTAGATATCTTCCTAGCTTCAGGACCTTTTAAAGTTCCGCCTTTATAGGCAGCCATAAGATTATTATACTTAGTGTTTAATTCTTTTTTACCTTCACTTGATTTGTATTCTAGCTTTCTCTTAAGTTTTGCTTTAGCTTTAGTAACCGCAACAGGATCCATAGACCCGAATACAGGCTCCATGTCTTCACTATCTATATCGTGTAAAGCTCTCCGCATTTCAGAAGGATTCTCTCTATCCAAAACCCCATCTAGCATATCTTTAGGCAGGTCAGCCATCTGCTTAAGAAGAACTTGCTTTGATTTCTGATCGAATTGAGAAGAAGTAGCGACTAGTCCTTGGAGTCGTCTAGAAGTCTCCAAAGTATCCAACGGACTATAATTAGAGTAAGTACCATTTGAAGCATCTTGAACCATACCTTTAGTTTCATTAAAAGCGTATTCCGATTTCTTGCCTGATTCAAAAGACTGTACCCGTCCCTTCATCTGCGACATTTTTTGATCGAACGCTAGGGAAACTTGACCTTTAGCTGACTCAGGAGTTTGTTCTAAAATGAAGGTCTTGTGAACTTCCATTCTCTCCATTGCGTCATCTGCATAGCCTTCATGATTAGGCTTCCCTTCTCTATATTCTTTTTCCATTTGAGAAGATACTTCATTGAAGCTTTCTGAAAGACCTATATTTGCTTTAGTATATGAAACCTTATCGGCTTCAGCTTGTTGTTTCTTTTGAAGTTGAAACATACCACCTGCTACTTGATCCGCAAGTGCAGCTTTTTGTTTGAAAGGCGCTCCGGCTTCTCTGGCTGATAGTGTAGGAGCTAAAGGATCTGATTGTCTCAGCCTTGGACTTCCCGATAACATAGGTATTTTAGCCATTAAAAGCTCCTCATAAATCCACCTGCGATAGCCCCAAGAGCGCCCATTTCTCCGCCTTTTTTAGCGTTATCGGCTCTAGTCATATCCAAGTCAGCCGCCATTAAGATACTATCTCGTGATGCTTCAGCTTCCATTTGGTCTATCTGTATTCTTCTATTTATCTTATTTGCTGTATCTTCTATTGAGCTTAACACAGCACCGGATCCAAGATCAACTCCACTTGAGGCAAAAGCACCAAGTTGTTTCCCTTTAAACGATTTACCGTCTAATCTAGTAAACTCAGCGTTCATGCCGAATCTTTCCATTACACTAGCTGCTTGATCTCTTCTAGCTTTAGCGGATTCTTTAAAAGCAGAGGCTTCCGCTTTTCCTGCTTCCATTTGGTTCCACGCGGATATTGCCGTTCCTGCTACTGCTATTGCTAAAGGTATTGGCATTTAAAAGCTCCTAGTCATAAGCTACACCCTTGCTTATAATCGATAATATGTTTAAAGGGGTAGGTGTTGTATTCCTAACTATGATTTGCCCGTCAGTATCAGGGTTATCTGTAGTAAAAATTCTCTTATCTTCACTTGTGAGATCCGCGTAAGTCACGTCCTCAAAAGTTAATTCCAGCCCACTATCTTTATCTATTGATCCTATCGAGAAATCCATACTTCTGTAAAGCCTTAGAAAAGTCTCGTGAATATGCTTAACATCTGCCATTGAAGTGCCGAATTGTCCTCCGCCTTCTGGAGATAGCGTCTTAAGCTCCGCACTATAATTATACCCATATATTACTTTAGCGTTAGCAGGAAATGTATAATCTAAGTTAGGACTAGAGGCCACATCAACGACAACCACTCCAAGTACATAAGTAACAGCAGTTGCGGTCATTACAATACAGTCAAAAGTATTCCCTAAGTAGGCTAGGCTTGCAGTTGCCGCTACTCCACTACCATTAGCAGTAGATAATTGGGCAAAGTCTAGGTATCTTGGATAATCCACGAAATCCGTAGAAGTGAAAGCGTTTATAGAGGTGTTATTAAATTCACCTATTATTTTTTCTAGGAATATATTAGTTGTAGCAGGAGAGGGACCATCTTCCAGTGTTCTAGATACTGAGATATAAGTCTCTACTCTAGATCTATCAGGACTTGGCATATTATGGACCCCGAGGATATCCCTAGTTGTCTCTCCGCCTATCTCAAACTCAGTCCATCCATTTAGTCCAAATTCAACATCGTAAGAAAGTATCTTTAAGTCACCATTAGACATCAAAACCCATAAGTGTTTATTCTCTGAGTTCCAACTTATCTGCTTAATTGTAGGGAAATCCCCGGCAAGAATTGCCCCATCTAAAAATAGAGTATCTGCTTTTGAGCTTAAATCATCAGAAAGCCATGATCCGTTCTCTTCAGAATATCTATAAGTCCTAAGACTTCTTCTATCTTTACCTACGAATATGACATCTTTCCCGGCTTTAACCACCTGAGAGTTATATGATCCATAGTTACTGTTTTCTTTAATATCTAAACTATCGACTCCGAGATTTATTAAGTTCTCTCCGCCAGTAGTTCCTGACATTAGAGTTCGTCCACCAGAAAGCCAAGTAACGGCATTTGACTGAGTAGAAGCAGGTCTAAAATCTGTAGGATCCGTAGCGAAAACAACAGGCCCGAAATAGTTAGCCCCGGAAACGTCAGTTGTGTGATCTTGGTCTAGTCTCTCACTAGACATGTGAAATAAGTTACCTGTTCGTGAAGCCCAGATAGAGTCAAAGTTCTTATTCGGAGATCCGCCCCAAAATAGTCTTTGATTATGGAAAGTTACGGCAGTAGGCCATCCAAATTCATCATTCCACGCTGAAGCAGACCAGTCATCCGTAGCCCCAGCAGTTGTAGCCCCTAGAAATGCGGTCGCCGCAACATGAGTAGAATCAGTATACCCTGTTATTACATATACCCCCGAAGACCCACCTACGTTTATACGAATCCAAGAACCTACCATACCTGCTGTAAAATAAGCAGCCGAAGCTGTTATTACGTTAGTTAAGTAAGCCATAGTTACAGCAGAAGTGTTTTTCTTGTAGGGTCCTTTCATAGCATAGGAAAGACCGTCAGCTTGGGTCATCATATAGTCATAATAATTTATTTCAAAAGTAGAAGGTGACGTTCTAGCAATTACTAGAGGTCTTTGTTCCCCGGAAGAGTGAGTTATAAATAAGAAATCTCCTACTTGTTGAGAGATCCAGTGACCTTCACTAAAAGTCACTCCATTTGAAGATGGCCATGCCGGGTACCCCCCAGGAACTTTAAATGCAATCCCTGAGCCTAGCCCGTATTCAGTAGGCGAAGATATACCATTACCATCATTTAAGATTATGTAGACAGGACTTGAAGGCGCACCATCTAGCTTAACTGTAGTATTGGGAAGATATAGAGTATAAGAAGATCCGCGCCCCGTATCAAACATGATAGGAGTATGAGTATCTGTGAATCCACTAGATACGTTTGTTAAATCATGAACTAATACCGTACCTGTTCTTTTATAAATTCCGCCCACTTTACCAAATAGGAAGTTTTTACATTCCTCTAATGAGTTTTGGTATTGCTTGGTATCGAAGCGACCTTTGAACTTTTCCGACACTTTTCCGCCAGAGAAATTGTTATATACGGTAGTAAATTTAGTCATTGTCTACCCCAGAGTATCTAGAGTTTAGCCAGACATCTTCTTGAAGTTTCTTTGTGTCGTTAGTTCTTCCGACTTTAGCATCGTAGAATCTAGCGTTTCTTATCTCCATATTTGCTGAAGCTGTCATAGACTCTCTAAGTGTATTACTTTGTTTTAGAGGGTAGGCAAATTCTGCCGCTAGTAAGTAAGCTAAAGCTTCTTCAAAAGCAACATCGAAGAAAGAGACATCAGTGATATCACTGATATATTGGAGTATACATGAAGCTGAGTTCATAAGTAGTGTTTTGCCTTCTTCCTCAAAATCAATATCTTGATTAGTTGTAAGAGGGATAATGCAATCTGAAGGTAATTGGAAAGCGGCACTATAGCCAAATAAAGGCGCACCAGAAATCAAAGCAAGTGTAGATCTCTTGATAGCAAAGTTCCATAAATGAGAACGTAAGAGTTTCTTCCGTACTTTATCGTATTGAAGATTACATAATTTTGCAGCTTTAGAAGTTTCCGCAAAAGAGGCTATTGCTTCTACTCCTAACTTTGATAATGCGGAATTACATATATCTATTTTAGACGTAGCCATAATATCCTTAAGGTAGAAAAGGGGAGCCGAAGCTCCCTATTAATTAATTTAAAACGTATGCAATCCAAAAGCTAATAATACCAGAAGCATTAGTAGAAGCTTCAGTACATTTAAGTTGAGTCCTAACAGGAGCTTCAAACTTTTTATCTAAAGCAAGTGAACCAATTGCAGCTTTTGCTAATACAGCAGCACCACCACCGTCAGCTTGTTGAACGAATCCATCAAGGTCAGCAGCTTCAACAGCATCACTAGAAACTAAATATCCAAGATCTACGATCCCACCAGTACCAAGTGAAGCATTAATTTTAACAGCAGCGTCAATAACTCTTGCACCTTTAGGAAGCATTGGACCTAAGATAACATCGTTAAGAGCAAGAACATTTCCAGCGTCAGCTAGGTTATACTCTTCTCTAAGGTAATGAACTGAACCGAATAGCTCGCCGTTTTCAGACTTTAATTGCGGTTTAGCAATTTCTTTTGCGTAATTTGAACCAGATAAAGTGGCCATAGTATATTCTCCAAGTTAGGTTTTTTTTGTTATGAGGGACCGAAGCCCCTCAGTTTACTAATTATTCTTTACAGTGAATTTCAACAACTTTTTCTTCTTCCATTCTTACTGCACCAATTTGGTGAGCAGCGTAAACTTGAGTTGAATATCGTTTAGTTGGTAATTCACTAATCTTTACAAGTAAATCAACACCTGTAGAGAAGATCATTCCATCTTCAGCCCAAGCTAAACATCTTCTAGCTCCTGCTGCGATAGTATCAGACCCACCAGTGAAAGCACCTGTAGTTGCTTCAAAAGCTGTGTTAGCAGCTAAAGTTACTGGAAGTCTTTCAGATCTAATGAACTTAAATCCCATAAAGCTATCAACTTGACCCTGAACAAGAGCTTTTACACTGTTGTAATCAGCAGAAGTAACTTCAGTTTCATTAAGCATATTTTGTTTTTGCTTACCTGAATAAGCGATATACTTAGGGATACTTTCGTCAACATCATTAGAATCAAATTTTTCTAAAACGATTGTTAATGTAAATACATTTAATCCACTTGAAGCAGTACCAGAAGTAGCTCCAACTTTTTGAGAACTTGGAAGAGCAACATTTACTGCACCTTTTTTACCAGTTCTTGCGTTACCCATTGCAGCAGAAATAAAGACATCATCTTTATATCTGTTGATACCCATAACAGCAGCTTGAACGTAAGCATCGTCAGGATTAATAAGTAATTTAACTCTATCCATTCTATCGATAAGATCAGAGTAATCTGCTTCTTCATAATCTACTGCACGTCTAGTATGTGGAGTATCAGAATGAATAGTATCACCATGACGATCAGTAATCTTGTTAGCTTCAGCTTGACCAATTCTTTCAAAATAGTCAGTCTCTCCACCTTGAGATTCTTGACGACAATTTTTTGCTAGTCTTGAGTCCATTTGTTGAGAAAGCATGTAGATGTTTGATTTGTAAGTTTCAACAAAAGCTTCATCGATCTCAAAAGATCCACGTTGCCCTAAAAGGTTTAATGTTGCAGGAAGGTTAAGGAAAGCCTTAAACATTGCAACCAAATTTAAAATAAATGATTTCATGAATATTCTCCATATTCGGGTTAATAATAAAAATTAAGTATGTTCTATCTTCGGAGAAGTGTCCAAAAGGGTTCTACCTAATCGCTACGTTGTGGGTCCGAAAAGGAGTGTCCTGTAGATGATCTTCCTAGATTGTAATTGATACCTATGGGTCGAGTCAAGGAAAAAAGAGGGGGAAGCTGACACGTTACCTCCCCCTCAACCCTGAGAGGTATTAGCGCGTTTTAGACGCCAATTTGATACTCTGTAATTGTCTCATTTTATTTTGATAGAAGCTTTGCTCTGGGTGACCCTTAGTACTGAAAGGATGACCTTTCTCATAGTACTTTCTGATCTCGTTTCCTGCTTCTTCTGGTGACATACCAAAAGTGTTGCTTCCCTTAACCTTAAGAGAATCTTCAGCCATACCGTCTGCGATCTTGTCGAAAAGACGAGTAATTACTGTATTCTCCATAAGGCCTTTACTTCTCATTTCTTGAATATCTTCAGGAGAAGCAAAGTTCTGAAGTGCTGTAAATGCTCTATTTAGCTTGTGATCGTACTTGTCGCCCCAATCAGACTTAAGTTGACTAGCTTCTTTTTCATAAGCCGCTTCAGACATTTCGTTATTCTTGGCAACCGACTCTCCAAGAAAGTCATTGAAGAAATCAGCCATCTTCTGAGCTTGCTTAGGTGCTAGACCTGCGTCATAAGCTGATTGCTTAAGGCCATTGAAAAACTCTTCGTTCTTCTCAATCCCCTTACTTATGTTGTTTTCTACACCGTATTCGCTAATATCTTCCGGTCTTCCTAGTTTTGTATAAAGTTCTTTGTATTGATCGTCTGTCCAAGTATCATCAGGGATACCCATCTTGTCCTTACCGATCATGCTAGACGCGTGAACATAAGCTTTCATGATCTTTGCTTGGTCAAACTTCCCGTCTTCCGTAGCATATTTCATTAAACTAGCGTCACCTTTCAGCTTTTCGTCAAAACCTTCAGGATAAGCATATTGGATTCCGCCACCTTCGTCAGTAGTTCCGCCTTCATCAGTAGCTCCACCTTCAGTAGATCCGCCTTCGTCACCGCCCATAAATCCCACGTTTCCGCGTTCATTGCCTATAATTAATTTAATCTTTGAAAAAATTGAAAAGTACTTCGTCTTCATCTGAGCCTCCCGAGCTTGTCTGTGTATTATCTTTTGTTGTGATTACGTTCATTATATCTTCTACATCGTAGGTTATCATGTCAAGAATATAGAGAACCATCTCCCTTTTACCCTCGTTAAGAGGATCCCCGGAAGTGGGTTTCAATATGAAACCGTTGGACATAAGATCCAATAGAACGGCTTTGCCCCTCTCATTGTCAAATACATCAATGTAGTCTTGAATTTTAGTCGCCTTAGCTCTAGCTAGAGCCTTCTTTTTCTCGTCATCTTTCATTGTGTCACTCTCTCTTATTGTTGGTTACTAGCCGCTTTAGAAGAAATTTCGGCAGTTTTTGCCTGTTCTTGTTCCATTAACGCTTGTTGTTCTGCTTGTTGTTGCTTGGCTCTATCGTCCCTAGTCTTCTTAACATCTTTAGGTTTCTTAAGAGTCTCAGTAGGCGCGCCGTATATTCCTGCCAAGTAGTTAACTACTCCATCACTATCGATGTTATCCATGATCTCTGGTTTACCTTCAGCAAGTCCAGCGATTGATCCAAGGAACCTATTCCAGTTTTGACCCTCAGATACTCTTTGGGCTTTAGCTATTTGTGAAGAATAGAACACTTGAGGAGTTCTACCCTCTAGCTCTTTAGGTACTTTCTCAGGAAGTTCACCTTTTCGCATCATGATTCCAATTATTCTAACGATAAGTGGTTGTAATAACTCAAAGTGCATACGTCCAAGGATAGGTCCCAGGAGTCTTAAGTGTTCATCAGTTCTTGCATTAACTTCGGTCGCTGTCATCTGAGGACCTTCACGAAGTTGTAATTGATCTATAAAGAAGCTTTCTTTGATTCTATCTCTAGTGTCTTTAAGGATCTCAAGACCAATACCGATTTGCCCACGAATTTCTATAGGGTAAACCTTATCTTGAGTACCAGATCTATAGGGATTTAACCCACCCGGCTTAGTGTTGAAGTTAAGGAAGCTATCATCAGGAACCATTAGAGGAGGATCTACCATCTTCTGAGCAGCTCTAATGATGGTACGCATCATAGCGTTAATCATCTTGATCTCAGGAAGTGATTTCATCCCGGGGCTTCTACCGTAAGTCTCCATAGAGTCTTTGATCCATCTAGGGAATACAGCCGGAAACTCGTCAAAGCCTCCTTCCTTTACTACCATCTGAGATTTCTCATGAACATGAATAGACTTATATGGCTTACTCTTAGCAGCCTCTAATTTCTTAGACTCGTCATAGTCACTGTTTGGACTTACTTCCATTATTACGATGTGATTGTCTTCAGGCTTCTTCTTGCATAGTTTACACAAGTCCTCTCCTAGAGCTTCTTCACCGTATTTCTGTAATAATTGTCTGCTGTTGTACTTAAGTTCTATGAAGAAAGTATCTACTTCGTGCTTGAAGTTCTCTTCTATGAAAAACTGATAAATAGGGCGTGAGCTAAAGTTGAGGACATTCTCGTCATCTTCTTCTATAAGCATAGCACCTGTCCCAAATGATCCTAGGTCTAGATAGACTTCATGGATCTCAGTTTGGAAATTTGTATTGTTTAGTACTTGGTGAATCTTTCTAACTACTGCTTGAAGGTATTCTTGAACATCTTGATTCTTGTCGACTTCATGATCACCAGAAGTAAGCTCAAACCACTGAACACTAGGGTTAGTAAGCATAGAATGTAGAGCAGAGGCAAGAAGCTCGTTGTAATGGGCAGCAGAACTATCATATAGTTGTAACCTTTTCTTGTCTCCAGTAGACCGGGACTTGAAATCATGTACGTTTTCTTTGTTTGGTATTACATATCTAGCGACATCTCGCCAATGTTCTTCCCAATTCGCTCGGGACTTCTTAAGGGATTTGAATCTCTTCAGGCAAGCTTCTGCCTGTGCTTTCGTGTCTTTCATTTTATACTAGCCTTGTTTGATTTACGACTCCGGGTTGCGCCCGTCTTCCGAATACTTCGTCTTGTCTTGCGCTAAATGCTTTAATAAAACCCTGTACTTGATCCTTTGAGAACTCTTGTGTATATAGGTTTTCGCCTTGATTAAATGTTCTGTCTTGGAATCCTACATCTGTAGAAGCGTTCAGTCTATTAGAGGCATCAAGGGCTTTCTTATCAACGACCCTAGACTTAAATTGAGGTCCGAACCCTTCAGCAGAAGCATCTACCCTACTTGTCGCAGAAGCTAGACTACCTGCCATCTTCATGAAGCCTTGTAATTCTTGCTTATTGAATCCAGCTTGCACCGCTAGATCTCGCTTCTTGCTAAAGGACTTTACTCCTGAAAATATCTCCATTGCGCCCATACATCATCTCCTTAGTACTCAAGTTCATTATAGTCGCTATCAGCCATTCTTGGCAAACTATCTCGCCTTTTCTTCAATTCCCTAGAGTCTATTTCATCTAAGGCATCGTATCTATAGGCATCAGCACCATGAGAGGCCCAGTCATGTTTGGGCTTGTCTCTGAATAACATAAGCTTAGAATCCCATTCTCGTTGGTAATTCTTTAAACAGTCTAAGAGTCTAACACACTTTACTGAGTCAAAGACAGAAGTTTTTAATCTTCTTCTTGCTGCTTGGATCCCATCGTCTAGACCTTGCTTGGTTAGGATATGCCATTCCCAGCCCGGCTTCAACTCTCTAACTACTTCAACTCTTGATTGACCAGTTATGAAATCCTTATTCTTCCCATCATGTGGCCATACATGGCGGCCATAAACATAGGGCTTCTTTTCTAATTCATCTATATACCACTCAACACCTTTACCGTTTGCTTCCAAATAGTCAATGTAATGCCAAGTATCGTTAATCTTTTGTCTAAATACAATCGCTGTTGAATCCCCAATACCTATATCCCAATGCGTATCTACCGGATATTTAGGGTTATGGAAGACTCTTCGGATTTGCCCGTTCTCTTCAATTTCTCGAAGGGCGTCCCCGTAGTAAGATCCTCTAACTGCCGCATGGAACGAACACTCCAATTCCTGTTCGATCTCTTCAGGCTCCATATCGGACATCATATCCTCAAGTTCCTCTGTAGGCAAAACACCAGTTTCACTAGCTTTATATATCGCTGTGAACCAGTTCTCAGGCTGTGTCTCTGCTTTCTTTAATCTATTATAAAAGTGATTCTGTCCTTTGGGAGTTCCAATAAATATTGCCCATCCCTTCCTATCAGCAAGTGCCGGACGTATAATCTCTCCCCAGATGATAGGGTCGCATTGAGCGAATTCGTCAAGACCCGCCCCGTCCAAATATATCCCTCTAAGTGAATCGGGATTGTCAGCCCCAAGGAGCATAAACTTAATTTTATCTGGCTTTTTGAGCCATGCACCATTGGCATCTTTAGTCCCTTCTCTCAGTATCTCTACTGATAGTTCTGACTTATTGACTTTAACTCCGGGTAACGAAGATGTGTAATCAACAATATATTCCCATGCTATCATCTTTGCCTGTTTGTAGGTAGGCGCGACATAGGCATATTGTGGATTATGTAGTTGATTCTTTAACCCCCTATTAATAGTTTCATTTATCAATAGGATAGTTTTACCGAAACGGCGGTGACATACAAGTACATTGAATCTCTTCAGGCTTGCATGTATTAGTGCTTGGAGCGGTCTAGGGCAATAGCCTGTCTCAACTCTCTTAATCTCTTTCTTAAGTTCCCGATTGTAGGGAAGTTCCATGCCAACGACAGTAGGTCCTTCGGACATAATATCTTTATCTTTAGAATACTTCCCTAACCAATCAGGCACTACTAAGCTTCTGCGGCTTGGTCAAACTCGTCTAATTCCGCTTCTGTAATCAATTCTTCTAATTCAGCGATAGTATTAGAGTCTTCAAACTCAAGACCTTTATCTTCACATTGTGCTTGTAGGCTTTCTTTCTTAGTTGGCTTTCTAGGCTTCGGGGTAGCAGTTTTAAGCTCAGCCCCGGTAGCCATTCTAGCAGGTTTAGCGACAGCCGCCCCAAGTTCCATCTTAGCATTAATAGTTGCTAACATCTCACCTTGCGCTCTAACCATATCTTTAAGTTCATTGTTCTCAGCTCTTAAAGCAGCTTCAATCTTATTGTCTTTCTTCTTATTGAAGTCAGTACTATTAGCTAATGCTTTGTCTCTTCTTTGTGCATCAGCTATCTTAGAGTTATTAGACATTTCATCTTGAACGTCTTTCGGTAATGACTTAACTGAGATCCAAGTCCCATCTTCCATCAATACTCTCTTACCTAATGCTTTTCCGATTGCGTCACTCATACTTCCTCTCTTTGTTAAAAATCCATATCCTTGTAGCCTTCTTCGGGTACTTCGGTGGATTCAGTTTCTATTGCTTTATCTTCTTTGTTCTTTATTCCTGTGTCAACTACGATCTGAACTGGCATAATGCTACCGCCTTCGTGCTTAACTTTAGTCCCGTACTTCTCCGGATTATCCACTTCCGCTAGCCATTTCAACTTATCGAAGATTAACTTCTCTCCTGGGACATCATCCTTGTTCAAAGTAATGAAGTCGCCGTTGTCATCATAAAGTCTATTCTGGATTATAGAGCGAAAACTATCTGCTCTTTGCTTTCTAGCTTCAATTACTGCTGACTCAAAGGGCGGATACTTAATCATCCACTGAACGAACGTACCCCGTCTTATATGGAAATGATCGCAAACTGCTTTCTCGTCTGCGCCACCTGCTATCATATCCAATATATCAATGGCGTTCTCTTCTAATTTCTTATCTACTTTAGTAACTTGTGTCATACAGATAACTATAAACCAAACTTACAGGGAAAAGCAAGTGGGCTAGAAAGGGCTTGTAGAGTTTTAGGTGACTTACGTGGGATAACTGCTTAGAATCATTAGGGAGGTAGCTAAAATGGAAAAATCTGAAAAGTTTGTGCGAGGGTCGGTTGACTAAAATGGAAAAATCTGAAAAGTTTGTGCGAGGGTCGGCACTCCATCAAACAGACCGCGAACTTTGCCCCCCACCCCCCTTCTAAGCTATTAATATTACAAGGCTACCCCCTACAAACATCTATGATTACCTATACTTACGACCTCTCTCTTCTCATTCTATTAGTCTACTCACTGTCCTACTAATAGATCTTATAGTC